AGTGTAAAGATGGACATTACCAGGAGATTCAATTTGCTCAAATGGGATACGAGTGTCCAAAAGAAAACGGTGTACACATGGGCGCGATTATACGAACTTAAAAACATAAATACTACTTTTAATATACAATGTTTACATTCGATCGTGAAACCGCAATAATTGTTGCTATTATAATGTGTATCGCAGCATCTATTTATATGTATAAAGAGCTTAAAACGACCAGGGAAGAAATGGAAAGTGTTAAGGGAATGAATGGTAAAATATCTTCATTTTTGTCCCAAATAACACCTGTCAGAGTCCCAGGACCAGCCCAAAAAATTGAAAAACCTGTTAAAAAAGATACTGTAAAAGAAACCCAAGTCGACGAAGATTTTGAAGAAAATCAAGATAGCGAAGAAGAATCTTCAGAATAATCATATCGCTCTATTATAACTTGCAATCGCGCAATGAAAAAGTACAAGGCTATAGCTATTCCCGTAATGTTTACGGGTCATAAACCAAAGTTCCTGACTGTCCGAGACCGACGATTCAAAGATTGGATTTTCGTTACCGGAGGGTGTAGAAGAAAAGAAATACCTAATCCTATTAGGTGTGCCTTACGAGAGTTAGACGAAGAAACGAGAGGGGTCGTAAATCTTAAGAAAGGTGAATATACAGACTTCAAGTTTGTAGTAAAGGAAAGTCCGGGTGTGGAATTAGAATATAACGTGTTCATATTTTTCGTAAATTATACACAACAAGAACAAAACGAACTCGTCAAGAAGTTTAACGACGAAAAACAAAAAACAAATTTAAAAAAAATACAAAAATTACCCATTAAAAGAACCCATGATGAAAATGATTTCATGAATTTTGAAACCTTATCAGAATTTAACACTAAAAAACAGTGGGATCGTATAGTTAAAAACGTACTCAATAACCCAGAATTTTACGCGTGTGTAACTTCTGTTAATAGAAAAACCTTCTCTATTAAATAATGAAGTCCAAGGCTTATATACTATCTCAAATACAGGAATTACTCGTCGAAAGACACGGGTACACACAGGATAAAGCAGAAAGGTACGCAGAATTACATAAAGACGATAAAGTTTATGAACTTCTCGTTTTGAAAAAATCTTTATCAGAACAGGAACAGTATCCAGAAATCTCGTTTAGAAAAACACTTTGGCGTCATCACTACGATAGTGAATGAATATAAAAAAATAAAACCAATACCTTATAAGTATATACCATGTTTAAACACTGGTGTAGAGAACAGGGGTTCTTAAACAACTCCAATGTATCACATGTGCTCATGGACGGTGGTGTCCTTTCCGTGCCATTTGATAGATTGAATGATTTTTACGAAAAATGTGTAGAAGTATATAATTTAGGTGAAAAGATTTTTGTTGTCGAGCAAAAAACGGAAAATTATAACTTTTTTATAGATCTCGATTATAAAGATGAAAATGAATTAACCGTTAATCAGATAGAAAGTATATGTAAAATTATTTGTGATAAAGTTAGTAAGTTTAAAGGTGCAGGAAATGCCTTAATATCTATAGCAGAACCAAAAAAAGCTTCGCATAATTTAATTAAAACAGGTGTTCATATAAACTGGGAAGGTTTTACAGTAAATAGATCTTCAGCAATAGCTATAAGAGAACATGTCATAGATACTCTAAATTTAGTATACGGTTCAGTAAAATGGGAAGACGTTGTTGATTCGGCCGTGTATGGTAGTTCCGATAGAAAAACAAAAGGGAGTGGTTTTCGTATGCCTTTTTCACATAAACGTGCTAAACATGAAGAGTGTTCTGGTCAAGGGTGTAAAGAATGTAATAACACAGGGAAAGTTATTCAGGGTGAATACTTACCGTATTTCATTTATAAAGGTAGTAAAGGTAAAGGTCCTTTCACTTTACTCGAAACTATATTACCACACCCAGATGTTAATCTTTTACACAAGGCAACTGTACGTAGCCAAAGTACAGAACCAAATATTATAGAAGGAAAAACGGTCTTTCAAACAAATGAAGGGTCTTTTACACAAATGGATATAAAAAACGAATTCAAAGACCAAGAAGTTATATGTCTTTTACAAAACTTTATAAACAAACACCTCGAAGGACAAACAACTTCGCGTATCACGAAAATGTTTGAATGTAATAATCAGTTTCTAGTATCAACAAACTCTTTCTATTGTGAAAATAAAAAATGTAACCATAATTCTAATCACGTATGGTTCCATATACTAGGAGAAACAATTGCACAGAAGTGTTTTTCGACTACTGACATAATGAGACATTATGGGTTTTGTAAAGATTTTACAGGTAAAAGACACCAATTACCGCCTAAAATTGTAGATATTTTATACAAAGATGGTACCGTTAAGAAGTATGTATCACCTAATAAATCTTTTTTCAAAAAGAAAAGTGATAACGAAAACACTAATATAGATCGTACCATAAATACCACACTTCTAGAGTTTATAAATAAACATGTGGTAAAAAATGAAGTTACATTTAAGGTAAAAAGTATAGAATTAAGTAAACCTAAATCTAAACCTAAATCTAAATCTAAAGAGTATTTAGTACATACAACGTATACGTGTAGTGAATGTAAAACTCACAATACAGATTTTAAAATAACAAAAAATAAAATTCAACAAGTTTGTAAATGTACCACCCGTGAACATTTTCTCCCGGAAAAAATAGTATCTAAATTATAGATACGCAATGATAGCTATAGTAGTTCTAGCTATTGTAATATACTTTGCATCCTCTTTAATTGTAAAAGATACCGATAACAATATCGTATCAGAAATAAATAAACTCGTAAGACAATCTTATAAATATTCAGGGTTAAATAAAGATATACATAGCGAATTCGTTGAAAATATCAAATTAGCACTCGAATACAGGACAAATACCGAATTATCAAGAAGATATTTAAACAGGGCGCTAGAAAATTTAAACGAAATATCGCTTAGTTCTATGTCAGGTGATACGGACGAATTAGAGAATATAGATACTATTATTAGCGATTTAAGAACGTTATTTGAGTATTTGTATAACGTTATAGAACAGCGCGAAAGTGAGTAAAATAGTTAAAGGAAATGTCTGTATAATAATTATACTATGGTCGCAAGAACAAGAACAAGATCCGGGAGAATTTCTAAAGCGCCAGAACGATTAGAATTATTTGAAGAAGTTGAAGACGATTTTAGGGACGATGAATACGATTCAGATGTAGATTTATTACAATCAGATGATGAAGATTTTTGTACGGATAATGATGAAGAAGACTCCGAATACGAAACCGATCCGGATGAAGATGAAAATGGAAACTTAAAAGGGTTTGTTGTTGACGATACAGACGAAGATGAAGAATATTCAGAAGAAGAAGAAGAAGAAGAAGAAGATGAGTAATAATGAGCTTAAAAAAATAGATACTTTTTTTATATATGGAAGCTGAAGTTGGTACACCTATTGAGTATAACCCAGACGAATTCATAAATAAAAACAGTGATGATTTAGAAGAACGTAATGATGAACATAATCATAACGAAACCTACTACGACCACGTACAACAACCGCCTGTATATTATAACCACCCACCTTTACCAATACAAGATAAAAACGATATCTTTTCAAACATAGATAAAACAGGTTATGTTATTATTTTTGTTGCATTCTTATTAGGTTTTTTCATGGGAAAAACCATGCAACCAGTTATTCTTCGACCGGGATAGGTTTACCACTTACCCAATCGTATCGAGATTGGGTTTGTTGTCCTTTGAACGTACCTATATTACCGGTTTTAGGTTCAGTAAAATACGCTCGACTTACAACCAAGGGATCTTTTATAATATCCTGAATTATATCAGATGCAGTAGCAGTAACATTTTTTTCTTCCGTTTTATTTTTTACGTTAGTATAGTACAATTTTAAA